TGCGCTTCATCATGATCATCAAAGTGCATTGATTCAGAGATTGTTCCGTATGAATATGCTACTGTTCTCATGTCTTCTTGAAAATACTATCTAACCACCACTCTGGAAAATTACCGTCTTCATAAAGCTCTCTAACAAAAAGACAGCCCATTGCGATATCTTCTTTCCAACAACTCACAGTCACGTTCAACCAATGTTTACCTACCAGATAACCATTCTTCTCATGAACGTAAGTTCCATACGACTCACTGTTAAACCTCTGCAAAAGAGCTTCATCACTGAAGTCTAATACATGTTCCCAATGCCTAGCAAAGTATTTGTACAACTCTGCTTGCCGTCTGAACTTTTTACTTACGCCATTTACTGAATGGCGTGGCTGACCTTTGTTGCTTACGGACGAATGTCCATTGCGTTTAGCGAAGACATGCAAACCTCCTAATGTTTAGTTATCGCCAATCTTCTTCACCGCAAGATTGGCATTTGTAGTGCGATTCTGCCATACTGCCAGAAATCTTTTCCCATACATGCTTGTGCTCTTCTACTCGTACTCCATTATTCCAAGTAGAACAAATCTTTCCAGCGAATTCAACAGTACCATGAAGCTTACCATCTTTAAAGTAGGCTTTATAACCGTTCACGTATTCTTTTGCAGGGCCGTCTTCACGATGCAAGACTGCGTCATTGATACTTTTTGCTTTCTTAGGCATCTTCGCATACTGCTTGTTGCCTTTGTCATCAACCAAAATTACCTGATTGAAACCAGCAAAGTTTGGCTTTTCTACTTCAACCTTCATGATAACTTTCTTTTAAAGCACTTATCATTATAAAAGGATGGCATATTTCTTCTCATCCAACCTGAAACTTTCTGTGGCTCTATTTCTAGCAAAGTAGATACCTCTTTAACCCATCCAAACTTATCAAATCGAATAGTTGATCTTTCAATTGCTAAAATCTGATTTTGAATTAGAGTGCTCTCGTTTTTGTTTTTTAACTGAGCGCGTCCATCAGCAATTATCTGTTGAACATGGGCTCTAATCAACGCATTTTTAGGGTTCAATTTCAAGCGGCTAATAGCCTCAACAATAGAAAAAGAATCTTTTATTGACTCTACAAATTCATCAATTGGAAGCTTTCGCCACTCTGCGAGTTTCTTACTTGCATTTCGTCCAGCAAAAGTCGATGTCTGCGAATGACAGTTAGGACAAAGGAATCGTAAGTTTTCCAGCATGTTGTTGGAATTTATCCCGTCGATATGATCCACTTGTAATGCAAGCGGTTTGCCTTGCCATTCACCAGCGTTTTCGCAGCTTTCGCATTTGTATGCTCGGCCAGCTTTAATCAATTTATTTTTCAGGGACACGTACTTTTCCAGTTATTTGGTACCTCGGGTGGGATTCGAACCCACAAAAAGGTCTACGTTCTAAGCGTAGTAGCTGTACCACATTTACATTAACCACCGAGGCAAATAGGAACAAAGGATTGAAAGTCAGACGTCAAATGGGATAAATGATAACTGACTTTCTTCGGTTCCAAATTTTATTAATCGTCGCCAGCAATGATGCTTGCTAAACCTCGCATTGCATAATACATCTGACTACGCTTACCATCTCTATTTGCGAGATTGAAATCTTGAGATAACTTAATGTATGCTTCTTTGATTTTTGGATCAGCATCATAAAGGCTTTACCTTAGCATGAAGTTTGTAGAAAATATTTTCCATCTCATCAAGTGTGCTTGATGAATCATATCCCATGTCAGAAAGCAAGTCGTCAAACTTAGCTTCAGTTAATTTGTTGAGTTCTTTAATTAGCTGCATGTTGTTCTCCATAAAGCAATATTTATGGCAGGTGTTTGGTGCTGACGGTGAGATTTGAACTCACGTGGGGTCTCCCCTCCGGGTTACAAAGCCGGTGCAATCGGCCGCTATGCGACGTCAGCGTTGTTTCTTCTTCTAAAGGTTCTGGCAGAATCTTTGTTCTTTGCTTTGTACGTATCAGTCTGAGAATGACAGTTTGGGCAAAGAAATTCTAAATTCTCTAGAACGTTGTATGCTGCATTCCCATCGATGTGGTTTACTTCCAGTGTGATGGGCTTGCTATTCCATTCAGTAATACCGCAGCAGTTGCATTTTAACCCAAAGTGTTCAATGAGTAAATTTCTCGGCCAACTATTGGTCGGAAATCCCATCAGTTTGTTTGAGTATTTGCCACTAAGAAAATTTGCGACTCTCTTAGTTCGCTGAGCCAACTGTTGACAGCGGGTGTCGCAGAACTTCTTACCTCCAACAGTAGTTCTGGTCGGCGCGGGAATCAGTTCCTTATTACATCCGAGACATTGCATAATGAGTAGAGCATTTTAAAAATTTATTTATGCTCTACTCAATCATATGGCGGAGGCGGTGAGATTCGAACTCACGGACCCGATTAAGAGTCGCTGGGGTTCAAAGCCAGTGCAATCGTCCACTCTGCCACGCCTCCATATTCTTTTGCACTGCGGAGGGAACTTAAAGTCCGAACCTACCCTAGCTCTCAAACCGCTCACATTGTTCTCCATGAGTTCGATAAGAAAGACAGCTGCAAAATTGGCGGAGGGAGCGGGATTTGAACCCGCGGAACCTTTCGATTCGCCACCTTTCCAAGATGGTGCAATAGGCCACTCTGCCACCCCTCCATAATTCATTTTAGCCCAGCACACTGGAGTCGAACCAGTAATTCCACGAAGAGCAAGTCGTCTTCATCTATGGGCTGTCGCGCGAGAAGCAACCCGTTCTGCTGGGCTAAAAAGAATTTAGAGTAGAATTATAACAAACAACTCTACTTTATAAAACTTGGTACCCCGAGTCAGATTCGAACTGACACATAACTACGTTCTGAGCGTAGCGCCTGCTACCAGCTACCAATTGGGCTACCGGGGCAAAGTACCTCTTCCTCTTTGATATCCATTTTTCAGATATTCATCAAGTAAATCTTTTTTAATCTTTATGGCTTTAACACCATTAGTAATCCAGCATGTACCAAACTGGCTGTTCTTTTCACCATCATGTTTACCTTTTGCGGAGGCTGACATTTTAGCTTTAGTTTTCTTAGTATGACTCTTACCTAACCAATTTTGATTTCCAGTAACAGCTTCAGAAATCTTTTGAGCATAAGAATCGCGATACTCTTGATTTTCTCTTCTAGCTGCAATAGTTTTTGCAGCTAAAACTCCAATCTTTTTCTTAATAATTGGATCTCGAAGAGGTATTAGCGAATTTGGGTTATTTGCCCATCCGCCTCCTCCACCAAGTTGCAAATTCATGCATCTAGGGTCATCGAGAATTTCTTCATTAACTAACTCACGTTCTCTTTCTTTGAGTTGAATTCGTGAAGGAAGAAACTCTAGGATTTCTTTCTTGTGTCTTTCAACACCATATTTCTTAATTGATCTCGTGATCAACTTACCACTACCAAAATAACCATCTTCTAGCGAATCCGTCGAATGCATGCCAATGTAATACTTCCCATCATCACGCGTTATTTTGTAAATGTAGTGGTAAGTTCGTTTGTCTGCTCTTTGCATGATAGCTCCTTTCAAAGCTATTTAGCAAAAAGGTAACCTGGTCTGGGTGGCAGGATTTGAACCTGCAGCCTCCCACTTCCAAAGAGGGCCGTCTACCAGATTGACAATACACCCAGAATGATTGTTGCATTTCGGGTTAGAAGGATTCGAACCTCCATGTCTTTCGACCACCGCTTGTCGCGGATCCGTTTACCAGTTTGGGCATAACCCGAAACGCATACAACTTAGATACTTGAGAAGGAGCCCATACTCTACTTCTTGTTCTCTAAATTGTTTCGCTGGAATCTCACCAGCTCATCAGTGCGTTTAGTATGCAAATTTCAGTTGAGCCTACTGATCCGTATTCTTTCAACGGTGAGCTAATAGCTGTTTGCATACAAAACCATTTACCACGAACATAGTGAGGGAATCGAACTCCTCGTCCTTTTCGAAGGGATGCGCCGGCTCTTGTTACTTGTCTCGATCCTTCCAACCACTGTCGAGAACCCATTGGGTAGGGTGGTAAAACATGGTGCAGACGATGGGACTCGAACCCACACGGTATTTCTACCACAAGCACCTCAAGCTTGCGCGGCTGCCAATTACGCCACATCTGCAAAATACTGAATCAACAAAGGAGTGAATCATGGGGATAATCGTAGAAGGATAACCATGATTCGATCGGTTGATTAAATTTGTCGCTCTTACGAACTATACTTACGTCTCATTTTTGCACCAGTGAGATACTCTGGGCAATGTCTCTTAAGATAACGTACTACACTCTGCGGAGCTATGTCTAAAATAGCTGACGCTTTCCGCATCCAACCATATTGGGTTATATCCAAATTAGCATTTTTTAACTCTACGAGCTTTAATTTTGCTTTTTCTTCTACTATACTAATTCGTTTAGCTCGTCCTAGCGCAAGAGCAGATTTCATTTTATCAGTAAATTCGACTTTTCCTTCAAACTCCCGCCTAGACTTTGTTCTTGGTGTTACGTTATAATACTCTTTCCACGTATCGCCGAAAACTTCTTTCGCGCTTTTGAACTCGCTAATTAAACCATTATGCGCTGCTCTATGGCAGTTTGGGCACAAGTAAGTTAAATTAGAAAGCTCATCGCCTCCGCCTTTTGATTGTGGCAGTATGTGATGAAAATCGCATACACATAAATTCCAACCACAGTTAAAACAACTAAGATTCATCCTCTTAGCTATTTTGGAGATAGTTCGTTTACTGCATTCTAAGATTGAATCCATACCTATTACTCAATTTTGAAATAGGTATTTATTGGAACCTTGTGGTGGGTGTGGCAGGATTTGAACCTACACAGGCTTATTTGTATGCGGGAGATTTACAGTCTCTTGAGCTCACCAATGCTCAGCACACCCATATTTACTTCTCGACTTTCTCAAATTCTACACCATCAATTACGACGATTGTCTTAAGAGATTTTTCATGCATCGTAGTAGTTGTAGTGCTGTTTAGACACCTTACCACCGTGATTCGACCGCCACCTCCGCCTAATTCATTGAATGAGCAGTCTTTTAATTCTGCGGGTTTTACCGAATAGCGCGTAGATACATCTTGTGAATAAGGATCGCAACCAGCAAGAACAATCAACGCAAATACAGCAAGTAGTTTCTTCATCATCATCATCATTACCTCATTATGTATGGATTACTTCTTTAATGCTTGTGAAGGAAATTGCTCTTTCACAAATCTTACAAGGTTTAGCAAGAGCTTCTTCACCACTTCTGGTGAACCTTGTTATTACCATTCGATAAGCTAATGCAGTGTTCTTGCATCGTGCTATGGCATTAATTTCAGCGTGCATATAAATCTTATACACTTCACCAACCGCTTTAGCATGCTTCGCTTGAAGTGGATGAGTCTTTACATAAGAGTTCTTGCCGACACTCAAAATGTTTCCACGCTTATCATAAATGAATGCGGTTATATCAACTTTTCTTGTCATCGTTTTTAATTGTTGGTCTCCGCGGTAGGATTCGAACCTACGACCCTCTGCTCCCAAAGCAGATGCGCTAACCGGACTGCGCTACGCGGAGATATTGACAACAAGTTAGTAGATGACGGGTAGGTTCGCAAAAGGATAACCATCATCAATTCGGTTGTCAAAACTTAAAAATAGAAATAGAAATTAGAAAGAATAACAAATATGCCATTGGGCATTGTCCACCGTAACCATAAGGACAAGTAGGAATCGAACCTACACGGTTTTTATACCATTAAAAGAGATAACCAATAAGCTCCGGTTACTCTTTCTAATTTCTACTTAATTTTGTAAGAGATGATATTTTATACCAACTCTTTACTTAGAAAAACTATTATTTGGTTTTACTTCTACGTCGCTCTACGTCGCTATGTAGCAACTGAGAAGTAAATTATACTCCAACGCTACTCTTTGAAAAACTTACATTTATCAAAGTGAAACCTAGACATCGTGTTCATGGCACCAGATTTATCGCAGTGCGGGCATTGAACTTTCTGTCTAACCTTTCCGAGACTAGGACATCCAAACTTCTGAAAATTCTTCTTTACAGATTCACTAATCTTTTTCTTGACTTCTTCGGAATGTCGATTAGTATTCTGCGACGCTATGTTTCTATAGTATCCGGCGCCATATTTCTCAAGAAGCGTCTTCTTAATTTTAACAGCCACAACTGTAGATAATCCACCATCTAAACCATTCTCAGGTTTTAGATTAGCCCACTCTTCAGATAGAGTGATATTATGTGCTTCACTAAATTCTAGCGCTGCCGTTATGCATTCTTTTTCATCAGTAAACAATCCAACAATTTCAGTCGTAACATCATTTCCATGCGCTTTTAAATGTCTCGTCCAGTGTAATCCTGAACCTCGATATTTAAAGGGGTTCTTAATAGTCTTGCCGAAATATTTAAGACCTGTTTTATTATGGGTTTTGATGTATAGGTAAGTTGGTTTAAACATTTTAAATCTACTGAAAACTGGTGAAATCGACTAGGATTCGAACCTAGTTAAGCCAGAGGCGCCGCCTTTACATGGATAACCAATTACTAACGGTTACATGACAACAAAAAGGTGCAATCGGAGATTTTCACGGTGGGGTTTCCAACTCCCTCCGACTTCATTCGCGTGAACATCTAGTAGTCCACTACCGATCAATATCGTTACTGATACTTAAAAGTATTCTGGTGCGTCCACCCGGACTCGAACCGGGATGACCATTACGGTCGGCGGGTTTTAAGCCCGATGCGTCTACCAGATTCCACCATGGACGCTTTGAAAGTGTTTAGTTGCGGGTGCGAGGATTTGAACCTGCGATGCCAATGGCTTATGAGACCACGGTGGTGACCGGACCCTACCCGCAACTAAAAACTCTCTTACTTTCTAAGCCACCATTTAAACGTGGCTTGTACTACACTTAGTACCACTATGATAATCCAAAACACCGGATCAAGTAGCATTTTTACAAATTCATCTGTAAAGTAAATCATAATTAAGAAAATTTGGTGGGAGTACTCGGACTCGAACCGAGACGGTATCTCTACCACGAGGACCTAAACCTCGCGCGTGCTGCCAATTTCGCCATACTCCCATATTAAGTAAGGTTGGTCGCTACTCCAACACCTGGACTTGCACTTCGTGACAGAGTACCGGCCGATACTTGATGTCAGTAAGTTTCACGGCGGTCCGTCTGGCCTTAGGAAACATTAGGCATGCATACTTATCTCATGCTAACTTACTTAAATTTGGTACCCGTGGTCGGACTCGAACCGACAAGCCTTGCGGCGCCTGATTTTGAGTCAGGTGCGTCTACCAATTCCACCACACGGGCAATGAAACTATTTCAACCAGCAATCGTACCCAAAAGGATATGAGTAAATTGCGTTAGAACGACCATTACATGAAAATTGGAAACCAACAACATTAATGTAAGTCGTTACTGACAGTAGAAGTAGTATGCTTAATATTATAGCAAGTACTACACCTAACAAAAACTCTTTAAGTTTGTTCATTTTATCACCTATAAAGTAGAGTAAAAACTGTACTTATATTTAGGAGAGTTGAATTTTGTTGGAACAAAAGTAAGAATCGAATCGGGAGATTTGAACTCCCTAACATTAGGATTGTGTCCCAACGTATTATCCAAGGTAATCAATTCTAAGCGGTTCCATCTACTACTTTACGACCCTGTGAATAACCTCTTGCAAGGAATTCATCGAGTTGTTCTTTCTTGATCTTGATAGGTTTTACACCATTGGTTACCCAGCAAGATCCAAACTGACTGTTCTTTTCACCGATGCCGCATGCACGCTCAGCGATAGTAGCTTTCATTTTTGCTTTGGTTTCTTCAGAATGTTTTCTGCCTTGCCAATTTCCCCACTGTGAACGATTGAAGCTATTTCGTTCGCGCTTTGTCTGCAAGATTTTTTCACTGATAACTTTATGATCACGCTTACTTGATCGATTTCCGGCAATAGAAGCATTGACCTGCTGTGCCTTTGTGAAGAATCCACTTGGATGACCGCCTAATGCGATGTTCATACACTTAGGATCAGATACAATTTCTTCATTGACTAACTGTCGTTCTCTTTCTTTAAGAGAAATTCGCGAAGAAAGAAATTCTAGAATTTCTTTCTTATGCTTCTCAACGCCGTGCTGTTTAACAGATCGAGTAATTAACTTGCCGCTACCAAAATATCCATCGTCAAGATTATCCGTGCTGTGCATTCCGATATAATATCGGCCATCATCTCTAGTAATCTTGTATATGTAGTGGTACTTTCTACGATCTGCTTGTTGCATAAACATTTCCAATTAAAGAAGATATTTATGCTAAAAAAGTAACCTGGAGCGGGGGAAGGGATTCAAACCCTCTCCATCAGCTTGGAAGGCTGAGTCCTCTCTCAGGAGAACCCCCGCATAGTGCAAACAAAAATGTTAGAAGAAGTTGCTCCCCGACTGGAGCTTACCCTTAGCTTGTGGCTGCGGGATGGAGTCGAACCATGCATCTGTAAGATAATCTTCAAACAGCGGTTTGCTAACTTTAAGAGTTCACTTTAACAACAGGAGGCCTTTTAACCCCATCTGCCGAAACAGAACTTCAGTGCTGATCTAACTCTTAAAATTGGTGGAGAATAACGGTATCGAACCGTTCCTACCGCAGTGCAAGTGCAGCGTCTAGCCCTCTAGATTCCCTAAAAATGAAAACGGACCATTTATCGCCTCGTCCATTATTCTCCTTCTCTACCAGGGAGAACTTTCATAAAACTGTAATTGATAAGAACAACAAAAATTGACATCGAGTCAAAGTTGCGCCCAGCATTCAAGAGGAGAATCGAACTCCTAACTCCATTTTCGCAAGAATAGATAACCAATGTCGAGCAGTTATTCTTATCGATTACAACTTGGTGGAGGATATCGGGATCGAACCGATGACCTCATGCGTGCAAGGCAAGCGCTCTCCCAGCTGAGCTAATCCCCCAAGTGTATGACCCGCCTCTCCCGATTTGAGTCATACGATATTGCTTAACAGCAACCAGCGTCTTGCATTATATAAACTTGCTCTTCACCACCATCAACGATGCGGACATCGACTAGGTTGTCAGACTCAGAAAACGTAACACCTTCTGCGATTGCTAGCTCCATTGCACGTTCTACATTTTCTGCAAAGACTATCAGTCCACCACCGGAATGATAGTTATCCGTCAAATTCGAAATGTAATCCCATACAAATACTTTCATAATTTACTCCTAGTGAAAACAAAAGCTTTGTTTTCACTAGGCGAACAATAAAAGAGAAGACTTTTTAATATGGCAAGAGCTGACTCTGGAGACCAGATGCGATATTAAATTAGAGCGGGTGACAAGGATTGAACTTGCGACATTTTCGTTGGCAACGAAATGCTCTACCACTGAGCTACACCCGCATAAAAGCAACAAAGTAGCGATAACGAAGATTGTCTTTCGACTAGGACCGGTGCGTCTGCCATTTCCGCCATCACAAAGTTTCCTAAGTGAGAGGGGTTCGAACCCTCACGTCTTTCGACACCTGTTTGAGATAATCATTATCTATCGGTTGCATTTGTGGTTCCTGTAGGGATTGAACCTACGACCTTATCCTTGTTCAGCAATTCTTGTTCATTGTCTTCGATGTCTTTCAATCGCCAAACAATCAATTCAAAGGATGCAGCTTTAGCCGCATTCCATTTTATGTCATCTACAATAGATTGACGACCTTTGATTTCAAGAATAAATTTAGTACCATTGATTCGTTCTACTTCAAAATCTGGATTATATGTATGAGGTTCGTTATTTACGAAGTAAGTTATTCGATGTGGGCATCTTGACCAATTTTTAATCTCACCAAGGTTTTTAAATCTTGTTAAGATATGCGCTGTTCTTAATTCCCACGATCCTTGGACTTTTACTCCATCAATTTCGTACCACTTACAAAATCCTCCAGCTTGCTGCCTCGAACCATCAGAGTATCCTTTCTTTAAGCGTTCTGATTGAAGCACAGATAACTGTAACTTCTGCTTTTCTGAAAGGGGGCCACGTTTGATTCCTTTTAAGGAATTAGAAATAGATTTTCCTAATTTCTCAATCCTAGGATCTGAAACATCTAGACCTTTGTTCCATGCAACTCGCTTTCTTTTCTCATAAACCTTACCACAGGATTTAGTGATATGTCTATTCAATGCGTTTGACTTTACTTCTTTCCCGCATTTATCGCAAGTGATGGTCGAAAATACTCCTTTTGGCATTTATGAAATCCTTAAAATAATCTTAAGTTATTTATAAGTCTTTCGAATAAGAGATTTGCTCTACCGCTGAGCTAAGGAACCAAGAGAATTTAAATTGTGAAAGAACAATTTAGAGATGATATTTTATCTCTTAACTTACTTGATGAAAACTCGTTGTGATCTTCATCATTAAGATGTTCGACTGGGTAACGAAATTCTGTCCAGCTCACCAACATCTTTTAAAGCTTACCAACGTTAGTTGGTATAAGTGAATTATATCTAACTACACACTTTGTAAAAACTACCTTCAGATAAAAATTTAGGGACTCAACTTTCGTGGAGTCCCTTGAGAAATTCTAGTTCAGAACTCTTCAGGGACAACTTACTCCAGGGGCCGACAGCACACTACCCAACGCTGCCGGCGCGAGAGGATAAAGTGATGTGGATAAGAGTAGTGAAGCCATGATCTCCTCGACTAAGTCGAATGTTTTTAACTGATGTAGTTATATATAGGGAAACTGAATTTCTTTGGAACCTGATTATTCGTCAAAATCGGTCTCAATGCCGATGCCGCGATAGTCGTCTGGGATTTCATCATCTCTTTCACGAAGACGCTGAAGCGTGTCAGCAAGCCAACCTTTTGCGTCGCTCTCGCTGTAGAAGCCCATAATGACCAAGTGACTTGATTGCGGATCATTATGATCCAAGGCTTTTTGAACTAGTTCTGGATCACGTGGACGAATATCATTGCTGTAGGACATTTCATGAATGACTTGACCAGCAATTTCACTTGACAGCAAATTTTTCTTATGCCACCACAAGAGAGCAGGAACAAACGGTCTATCTGCTTCTTTTACTGCAAGCTGGCTGCGCATTGTAGCTTTCACGTGATTGTGCAAATCCAACGCGGCTTCTTTACTACGTTGGTTAATAAGATTGTCAATTAATGACTTGATATGGCTCATTGTGTTCCTTATGCAGTGAAGGCGAATTTCTGCAAATCAACAGAGTCGGCATCATCACCGGTAACTGTTGTGGCATTATCGAACGCGTGCTTTGCTTCTTTAGAAAGCTCATCATAAGTCATGGCGCGGACAGCTTCGCTACCGCCATTTGCGCTCAACGCTTTTACAACTGCCCATGCAGTTTCTTTGCTGTCGCACTTGTAGTATTCGTCATTATCTCCATCCACTACGGCATATTGCTGATCAGCAGACGGCGAATGACCTATCTTCAGTTTAGAGCTGAAGAATTCTTTCAGGTGGTTATGAAGATCCAACGCTGCTTCATCAGTGCGTTGGTTAATGAGGTTATTGATTAGGGATTTGATATGAGACATGAGATTCTCC